TCAACCAATTAATCAAATGGTTAAGTTACCAAATGGTGGGCAAGGTATGGTTGAGTCAGTAAATACAAAATCATTAAATGCTGCGTTTCCAGAAATTAAAAAATTTCTAGGAGACAATACTACAAATAAAGAAATAGAAAATTTAAATGAAGAAAATTCAACTACTATTAATACAGAAAATGGTCGTCTTAAAGTTGGTGAAATAGGAAATAATCTAGAACAAAATTTAGAAATTCACCAAAATAGTAGTAATGTTCCAAAAGAATTGCAGATTAATCTTACTGATATAGATATGCCAGAAAATTTACACAAATATAAAGATGTGTTATCTGATGATAATATATTTTTAAAACACCATGATATGGCAGCTTTTTTTATAGGTTCAAGCCCTAGAGCAATAGCAAAATTAAAATCACAAAGTATGAAAGAATGGTTAGAAAATACAGATAATCAAAATTCATCTTTTGCTAGAACTGCAAAACTAGCTTTAGCTTATGAAAAATATTCTCAAAATGTATTGTTTAAAGATAGAAATAATAATGAAAATGATACAGGTGCAACTCCAGCAAATACTAACAGATTATATGAGGCAGTTTTAGCTAATAGTAATGATATTTCTAGTGTTAGTGAAGCTGAAGCTTTAAATAATTTTTTAAATACAATGATGGATTTTGAAATATTAAAATCAGGAATGTTTGACAGTCAAATTGTAAAACTAAACCAAGTAAGCCTTTCAGCTATACCTCTAACACATTCATTTGCTGCTTCTTCTTTGCGACCAACAGAAAGTGGAAAAGAACTTCCAAAAACTATAAGAGATTTAACAAAAAAAATTGAGTCTAATAGTACATTATCTGGTTTAATGGAAGAAGTTTTAATTCTTGTAATGGGAAATCTTAATGATACTGATGTTCAAAAACAAATACATACTTCAGGAGAAAAACTTAACAAACATTTTGTATCTAACAAATTAGACACATTTGTACTACCATTTTCAGAAACAGCAGCAATTGGCAGAGAAGGTGAAACGTTAACAAGTTTACAAAATCTTGCTAGTTTTTTTACAGGAACATTAACAGCATTAACTCGTTTCTTTTCTTTTGAGGAAGGTTCTTCTTCTTTTAATAAAATGAAAGATCAATTAAGTAGAACAGAAAAATATTTTCTTGAAGATATGGGATATGCAGCTACAAAACATGCTATAATTGATGGAGGTCGATCATATAGAACAAATTTAAATACTCAAAATCAAACTTTCTTACAAAAATTAGATAATCGTATGAAAGCTTTAACAGCAAGAGTTGAAAAAAACAGAAACGATCCTGTAATTCAACGAGCAGCTTTAATAGAAATGAATAAAATAGCATTAACATATAGATTATCAGGAATTGTACAAGGAGATACTACAGGTGGTAGAACAATTTCAAATGCAGATTTTGAAGTTATGTATAGAGCTATTTGGGGTAATAACTCAATGCTTACAACTCAAAGATTACAATTGTTATATTCAAGAGTAACAAATGATATAAACAAATTTACAACACAGAAAAAACTTCTTCTTGAAGGTGGAGATAAAATGTTAGAAAAATTTGGATATAATTCTCCAAAAATAAAACCTTTTGCTGACAAAATTAAACATCATTATGTTAATAAATTTAACCAAGCTTCTATAGAAAATGTAAGATCTGACAGAGATGGTATAGATCCTAATAGCTATATTACTGATAAAAATTTTGCATCTAAATTTACTGATATTGTGTATAAAACAATTTTAAAAGAAGCTGGTGATGCACCAATTGTACTTAATGTTCAAGGTGCTAAAGTAAAAGATACTTTTCGTAATGTGCAAGAAGACACAAATCATCCTATTCGTGAAAAATTATTAGATCTTGCAAAAACAATAGAATATCTTCAATATATTCCTCAATTATCTAAAAACAAACTGTTAGCTAACATAGTACAATCTGAAAATCCTTATGCAAACCCTGAAGGTTTAACTATGACTAAAATGGGTGAATTATCTGCAGATAAACAACTTAAATTATTTGAAAAGTATTCTGATAGAGCAAAGTATGAGCGAGAATATATTAATGGTTATAGAGGAGAAGAAAGAGTAAGAATTATTGAACATTTTTTAAAAGAGTTAGAAATGTCTATGTTTGATATAGAAGAAAACAAGAGTAGGTTATCATCAAATACAAGAAATACAATAAGAAGTGCTCTTAATTCATTTTTAAAAAACATGAGAGAACAACATCCAGATTTAGAACAAAAAGTTGTAGAAGAAAGACCTGTTGTAAGACCTGTAGTAGATGCTGTAGATAGATCTATACCTGTTGAAAGTACAGAAGTTCGTTTTGGCAGAGTAGCAGGAGGAGTTCCAATTCAGGAAGTAGGAGAAGAAGATTTGAACTTGAAAGATCCTAGAGATATTGGAAGTATTCCTGAAAGTGTAATTAAAAGAGTAAGTCCAGAAAATTCAGAAATTACTAATGCTTTTAATTATGTAACAAGTCCTGAACAAGAAGGAGAATTTTTTCCTAATCCTTCATTAGATGCAAGTAAAAAAGGAAATATTATTGGGTATTCAATGATGATTGATAGTTTAGATCCTGAAGAAAAAAGATTATTAGGTGGAGATTTAAAAAATATATCAGAAACACAAGCTCAAAATGCAGCTAAATACAGAATAAATACGATATTAAAATCATATAAACAAAAAATTCCTAATTTTGAAAATATGGAACAACGTATTAAAAATGGTTTAGTTAGTGCTATGTATCAAATAGGGCCAAGTTTTATACCTAAATTTCCTAAAATGATGGAAGCTTTAAAAGAAGAAAAATTTAATGAAGCTGCATGGCATTATTTACATAATATAGATAAAGATACAGGTAAAGTTTATTCTACAGAAATAGCAAAACAAACTCCAGAAAGAGCAGAAAGAATAGCAAGAAGTATAGGTAATCCAGAAGCATTTAGACCAAGTATTAAACAAGGAGGTCTATAAATGGCTGTAAATAATACTCCATTGGTTGATGAATATTCTGAATTTTTTCCTGATAATAAAACTCAACCTCCTGTAAAAACTTCTGATATTTCTACACAAATGGATGAGATAATTTCAAAACCAAAAACTACTCCTGAAGTTTCAGATACTATTGAAGGAAGTGAAGGACAGGATGTATTGCAAGGTGGTGAAACTAATGATCCTCTTGATGTATTTTTAAGAGCAGATTTAGCTGATCCTTTTGAAGCTCATAAGAAATTACACTATGACTCTGTAGATCCTGAAGCAGAATTTACTGTTATGGAAATAGAAGACATAGAAGGAAGTCCAAAAGGTATTTTATCAGAATTAATTCAAGAAACACAAGGTAAACCACAAGCTTCTGTAAATACAAATTTATCAGCTTATGCACATTTAAGAAAACCTTCTGCATTAAATGATATATCTGATTGGATAGACCAAACATTTAATAATGAAGATCCTTTAGCAATACGAGAACAAAATCTCATAAAACAATATAATGAATTAGTAGGAGTTAATACACCTAAATTAGATCCTGAAGGAAATTTTTTAGAACAAATACGTCCTAATACTTTGTTTGTAGAAAATTTTAAAAAAAATAATCCTTTAGTACCTGAAAATGAAATTTACAAAAAAGCAGATGAAGCTTTTAGAAAAATGATGATAGAAATGTTACAAATTAACAGATCTAAAGTAAATCTTGCTGATATGAAAGAAAATTTAAAAACAATGGGTAAACTAGTTGTATCTGCAGGATATGGTATTCTAGAAGGAGGAGCTATGACATTAAAACTTCCTCTTTATGCTATAAAATATTTACCAGCAGGACAAATTCTTTTAAGAAGCGAAAATCAAATAGGTGGACATACAATGTCACATATGGAAGCTTATCATAAATTAGGACAACATTATGCAAAATCTCTCCATAAATTTAAAAATGGTAAATATTCTATGTATGCACCTTTTCCATTTATAAGTGAAGAAGAATATAGAATATTGAATGGGCCTAATGCTTTTGCTGAACTTTGGACTAAATTATTTATAGATTCTAATTATAAAATGAGAGCAGGAGAAGATGTAAGTATTATTACAGAATCTGTTTATCCTAGTATATTAGCAGATAGTGCTATAAAAGGAATAGATAGTGTTGTTGATCCTATGTTGCAATATTTACAAATACCAGATTCTGAAAAAACAGCTTTAACACAAGGATTGTCAATGGGTGCTGGTGTATTTATGCCGGGAAATATTTTTAGAATAGCAGCAGTAGGTGCAAAAGCTGCAACTGTAGGAGGAAAATTAGCTTTAACAAAAGTAGGTATGCCTACTTTAAAAATGACAAATAAAGTTATGGATAGAGTTTTTAATAAAGGTTTTCTAACAAATATGGATTGGTTAGAAAAAGATATGAAACTTGGAGCTAAAGTATACGCTGACCCAGATGAAATAGGTTTTTATACAAAAATTAAAAACGACACAAAAAGAAATTTTAATATGGCAGTAGGGGCTGGTTCAGCATATGGTGTAGGGCATTGGTTATTTGAAGATAGTGAATATGAACCTTTATCAATACTTATGTCTTTAATGGGTGGAATGTTTGGTGGAAGAAAATTATATAAAATAAGTGGAGCAGAAAAATCTGTAAAATTCTTAAATAGATCTTTTGGATTATTACATTATTGGGGTGATAGACTTACTATTGGATTAGGAAGAAAATTAATTGGAGCCTCAGAAAAAGGTGGAAATATCAATGCATATTTAAGATTTAAAGGATATACTAATGCTCAAATTAAAGCAGTAGAAAAAAAAGGTAGAGAACAATTAGAAGAATTAAAACGTATGTATCCTGAAGATGAAGCATATGAAAAAGCAAGAGCATTAAATATAGTAAATGCAGATAATTCGTATAATACTGATTTTGGAAAATTTGAATTAAGTTTTACATCTCCTGCAGAAATAAAATTTTATAATAAGATAGCAATGGATTTACAAAATTTAGGAAAAACTGATCCAGAATTTTATAAAGATATTGTAGCTAGTGCAAAACAAGCAGATCGTTTAATATCACGATTATCTGCAAGTTTTGTAGGAGAAGCTGGAGAAAATTATGAGCGTATTGTAGGAAGTATTTCTCAAATTATTCATATAACTCATTTTAGAAATCTTCAAAATGCTTTAGTTAATAAATTGCAATTAGGTTTGTTAGGAAATTTTCCAAAAAGTAAATTATTATCTGATGCAACTAGAATGGAACGTGACATAGATAAACAAATTAAAGCATTAGAACAACAAATAAAAGGTATGAAATTAAAAGGAGATGCAACAGAAGATGTTGTAGAAGTTACAAATAAAATTAATGCTTTTTTAAAATACCATCTTAATCATAGTGTAGAATTAACAAAAAAAGGTGGTATTTTTGATAGAGCAAAAAGAGGTTTTAAAGGTGTTTTTATGAAAAAAGCAGAAGATGAGTTAGCTAGACAATCAAAACATCTTGCAGTAAATGATTATGGAGTTGGAGGATTAAATAAAAAAAATGCAGCAAATACTTTAAGAAGACAAAACGAAGGTTTATTTTTTGGGGATAGTACTGGGGTATTTACAGTTGCTAGAAAACGAAATAAAGAGTTATATACACAAACTTTTGATACAGCAGATTCACAAAAATTATTTTTAGATGGTAATCCTCTAATGAACCCTCTTATGAATGATCAACATATGAGTTTTATGGGTGAAATAGAAGTATTAAAATCTGTTAAACAAATAAGAGAAAAAGGAAAAGATATAACTGAAAGTAAACCTTTACTTGAAAGTATGCGTAGAAGAGGTTTTAATAATACAAGAGAAATTCAATATAAAAATAATTTAAATGGATATAAAACTTATATAGAAAATTTGTATCGAGAGGTATTTAGCCCTGAAGAGTTACAAAAGAGAATAAAACAATTTGGAGATGAAGGTCTTTCAAAAAACGAAATAGTAAAACGATATGAAAATTTACTAATTAAAAATAAAGATTCTGTAATTAATACAGATATTCCTGCACATTTAAGTGTGCGAGAATGGCATATGCTACGTTCTGAAATGGGAAAAAAACAAACTGCGGCTGTACGAGCAGGAAATTTTACCGAAGCTAATAAATATCATAGACTACATGAAAAAATAGATAATTTATTAGATCCTAATAATCCAAATAATGCAAAAGTAGTAAAATTATTAGAAGAAGCTACAAAAGATTTTAAAGAAAATATTTTACCTTTTAGACAATTTATGATGACAAAAATATTTTCAAGAGATGCTACAGGTGAATTAACAACAGATAGATTACAATACATGGCTTTATTTTTTACACAAGCTAACAATTTACATGAAAATGCTAAACAATTTAAAAAGTTTTTTTACAATACAGCAACAAAAACATATGATCCTAGAGCAGTACAATTATTAGTAAAAGGATTAGGTGTTGCTATTGAAGGAGGATCAGGAAACAGTATAAACTCAAATATTTTAGCAATACAAAGAGAATTTCAACATATTCTTCCTAAAGAAACTTTAGAAGCATTAGGTAATTTACAAAAAGTAAGAGAATTTAAAGCATTAGGAAAAGCTGAACTTGATGAAGATCAAATAGAAGCATTAAAAGCTATTGAAAATACTATGGATGCAGTAGCAGATGTTAGATTAAAACAATTATTGTCTACTGTGTTTGCAAAAAAAGCTTCAAATCTTGGTTTACAAGAAGTGTCTGAAACTAGTATGAAAAAATTAGATGACTTAAACTATAGAGGGACGGACACATCTTACAGTAGAGCAGCTTTAATGGATGCTTTTTTTAATGTACGAGTACATACTGCAGATAAACCAATTGGTATTACAAAAGAAGCTAGAAAAGATTGGGATACAAAAGAACCGGGTTTAGTTGAATTACAAAAAATAAAAGATAAAAAATCTGTTTTATTAAATAAAAAAGATGTAGATGGCCCACATGTAAAAAGTGTAGCACAAATAGATAAATATGCACAAAATATTAAAAATTTAATAAACAAAGCTTTACCTAATCAAATTAATGTTGATGATGCTGTTCATCCTTTTTTATTATTAAAACAACATTTAGAAAAAACATTTTCTCCAGAAGAAAATAGAAAGTTTATGAACGCTATACAAAATATGTTTCTTGATGAATTATTAATAAGAAGTGTTAAATTTACAAATGTAATAAAAACTACTGGTTCTGCTGCTAGAGCTAAAGCTGCTAGAAAAAATCCTGATCAATTTGCTACACAAGATAACCACACACTAGCTTTAAAACAAGAAGTAGATGCAACTGAACTGCATAATTTTATTCAAGATAATGAAGAAATTTTTAAAATTATGTATGGTGTTACAGAACAAAAAGTAAGAGAATTAGAAAAAACAGCAATAAGTCTTTTAAAGAAAAATAAAATTAAAGTATCTGAATCTGACCCTGTTGGTAATATAATAAAAGCAGAAAAATTTGGAAATAAACATTTTAAAGGAAGAGTACAAGATATACGACATGCAGAAAATATAACTTTATTAAATCAACATGCTAAAATATTACAATATACAAAAGGTTTAAAAGAAACTGTACAAGGTATTCCTACAGATTACTCAGGACAAATGCTTTTAGGAAGAATTTATAACAGTTTAAAAGGAGTTGTATCTCCAAGATATGTTGTTGCAGAAGGAGGAATTGTTAAAGCTAGATTAATGCGTGTTAATTTATTACGAAGTATGCTATTTGATCCTGCAGCTACACAAGTAATAGTAGATGTTTTTGTAAAAGGAATTAATACTTCTCAAAATATTAAAAAATTAAATAGTATAGTCGCAAGTGCTGTTGGATTAGATTTATCTAGAAATGAAGAAAGTCAACTTAAAACTTTAGCAAATATTGCTGCACATGAAATTAAAACTTTAACTCAAGCAGATTATGCTTCACAAACAAGAATTGCTAGAAAATTTGCTCCTACACGATTTGAATTACAAAGTCCTTTAGAATATACTGGTTTTGGGACAGGAATTGGAAGTGCACCTTCTTATTTTGGTAATGAACAATATACAGGTTTTGAAGGTTTTACTTCTGCAATAAATCCTTTTTCTAATGAACCTAGACTTATTCCTGTTGATTTTCCATTTACATTAAGAGATCCAATAAAAAGATTTGAAGGAGTTCTTACAAGACCTAAAAATCCATTATTAGAAGAATTACAAGAAAATCTTAAATTAGAATTTAAATAACATGGAACTAGGTCTACGAGAACTCATCACCATAGGTACAGTAATTATAACAATTGCCAGTTCTTTTGTTATGGTCAAAGCCAAGACAGAGAAACTAGCTGAAGAGTTAGTTAGAATTGCCAAGGAACTATCTGACATACACAGCCGTATAGATAGTGTAGAAGCACAGTTAGGTGTGTTAAAGCATCAGAGTAGTATTATAGGTGGAATACTTAGTCCTAGTAATTTAAAAAATAACCATCAAGAAATAGCTGCTTTAAAAGAAATTACAAAGAATAATACAAGAGATATCGATTACCTGAAGAACATGCACAACGGTAAGCATCCTTCAGTATAACCAGAGGAGACACAAAACATATGTTTGGATTAGCGGAAAGTGTTGTTGGAGTAGCCGGAAAGGTCTTAGATAAATTTGTTGAAGACAAAGATCTCAAGACAAAGTTAGAAGCTGAACTCAAGCAACAAATGGTCAGCCTTGATTTAGCTCAAGCACAAGCCAACATAGAGCAAGCTAAACACCCATCTATATTCGTATCAGGTTCTAGACCTGCTATTATGTGGGTGTGTTGTTTTGGATTAGCTTGGCAATACGTTATACAACCTATAGCTTTGTGGGGTTTAGCTGTATCTGGCAGTGACGTAGTGTTACCTATACTTCCAACAGAAGGTTTAATGACATTGACTCTATCGTTACTCGGCCTCGGTGGTCTTAGAAGTGCAGAGAAATGGAAAGGTGTAGCAAGAGAAAATATGAGTGGAACTAAATAAGAAGTTTATTAATACTATTATAATAGTCAGAAGATAACTTATGCAGTTTCTTCATAAATCCTGAAATAATATACGTGTTTTCATATTCAGGAACTTTTCTATTCATCTCAGACTCAAATTCTTTTAAGGGAACATTAGAGTATTCAACCTCTAGGTTCCCTTCACTATTTAATACTACTTTTATTTCAGAAAGTATTGTTTTAGCTGTTCTGCTCATATATCTGTAATCTCACAGAAGCCAGAAGAACAAGCTAGTTCTTGTGCTGATTTAGTCATGTCAGTAGTCTCATATTCATTTAGTTTTTCCCAATCTATTTTTTTAGGCATGAGTTTATAAATTTTCTCATACTCTTCTTCAGTACATTCTTGATAAGGTGCTTGACGATAACTGTGGTCAGAATACGGTAAAAAACTTACACCACTAAGCTTATCAAAATGTTCGTAACACCATGCTCCTACAGCTACCCATTCTTCATCCTTAACGCTAACAGTTATAGAAGGTTTGTGCTCACACCAGAACTCACTGTACACATCCCACATTTTTAACTGTTCTATAGCTGACATATCTTTACGTGTAACAGCTTCATTAGATGATTTAACTGGAAAAGAAAACACGGAATTATATTCTGGTGACATAACGTCTGCTTCCCAAGGTATTCCTATATCACGCATAAACATAGTCAGAGGATCTTTATTATCTCCTCGTATTGTACGTATGTAATACTTTGAATGTCTAGCGTGAATACCACTTGCAGTATCTGTTAGCTGACTCACAGTACCAGAAGGTTTGACACACGTTACAGCAGTAGATACTGGTATGTCCAATTTCTTAGCCCATTCTTTGTTTGTGTTTACAGCACACATTTTCATATCACCTAATCTTTTTCTCAATGCATCTGTATTTTTGTTTAACAGAGCATTATCCATGATGCCAGTTAAAGATACACCTAATAGACGTTCTTCTTCTGTTGTGTCTTTCCATCTTTTACGTAGATAATGAAAGTCTGTTAACGTAGCTTGCATTGTCCCTAAAATTGTAGCGAGTTTAACCTTACGTAGTAATGCTTTTTCACTGTCCCAAGGTTTACAGATAACCTCAGTAAGATTACAAAACTGATTAGGTTTTAAGATTATCTCACTGCAAGGATTAGTGCCGTACAATACATCAGAAGATCTGCGACCAAAACGAGATGCTTGTTTTTGAGAAGCTACTCTATTAAATATACCACGCTCACCAGACTTACTCATTACAAGAGCTAACCATTCTTGCATAAAAGCTTCTGCACTAGGTTTCTGTGAATAACAAACAGAGTTGTTTGACAGTGCTCTTTGAGGTTCAGTGTGCCACCAATCACCAGCTTTAGCATGACGCATATTGTCATCAGACAGATCACTGAGAGATAGGAGAGCAGAACGCCTGACACCGCCAGAAACCACCACTTCACCTGTCTTGCATACGATGTCATGGCACTCCAACGATGTAAGTTTACGTCCTCTAGCATTTTTAAATATTCCTATTGTAAAGTTAAACAAATCTTTAAGAGGTTGTGGGCCAGAAGCTCTACCACCAAATGTTTTCAGTCTTGCTCCAGCAGGACGTATCTTATCATAGTTAATAGTAGGTATTCGATTTGTGTATAAGAAACTTATCAAATCTCTAAAGCTTCTTGCCCATCCTTCTTTACTGTCAGCTACTGAGATTGTGTCGTCAGTAATCTCAAAATCAACATCAGGAATAGAAGGTAACATGTTAGTGAACTGTTGTTCTACAGAGAAACCTACTCCAGTGCCATTCATTAGTATGTAAACAATCTCATCAAAGGATCTGGGGTTGTCTATGGGAATGTAAGAGCAGTTGTATCCAGCTATGTTCTCTCGTTTTAATGCTGGCCCTGCTGTCATCATAGCCCTCATAGAAGGCATAACTTCTAAGTTAAGAATCGCATCTCGTAACTCTTTATATATGTCAGATTTTGTACCAAACTGTGACATAGGAGTATTCTCCCACATAAACGTTAAGTAACGTTCTACAGTTTCATCCCAAGTTTCTCTTCGTTGTTCTGCATCTATCCATCGAGAGTAACGGCTTTTGTGTATAAAAGATTGATAGTCAGTTGGTAGCGTAGTCGGCATTAGTCTGTATCCTTCATATTCTCTATTATTTTATTTAAATACCATTGTGCTTTTAACAGATCTTTCTTCTTATTATTCTTGTAGTTACATCTCCACAAGTATTTCATAACCGTACCACGTAAGTACTCTTGAAAAGAATAGTCATCCATCGTAGCCTGTATAGCATCTATACACTCGATGCCATGCTCATTTAGTTTGTAATGTTGTGGGTGATCAACGTCATCAAACATTATCATCATCCTCTATTGTAAAATTTATTTCTAATTGTCCATCATCTTCATTTACAGTTATACTCGATGGAACAGAAAAATCTTTTGCTACAGCTTTTCTATAATCATCTAAGGAAACGACATCACTTGTTTTAGTTTTTTGCTGTGCATTTTTTTTAATATTTTCTATGTGTTTTAAACCTCGTTGTAATATTTCATCACAAGAATTGTTGAATAAATCGAGGATACCTGCTGACATAACTGTACATATATGCGGTTCTGTCTGTCCTTCCTGAATAGTCGTAGAGTCGAGGATAAGGATACTAAAACCCTCTTCATCTTTATCACTACCTTGCAGAACAATAAATACTCTTTCTTTATTTTCAAGAGTACTCAGACTATCGATAAAATCTTTTTCATTATCAAAGATTTCTCTTGCTCTATCCGCTACGTTGTCGTCTTCGTTGTCTTCAGCCATTTGGCAGGTATCCTCTCTTTTGCGTATAAAAATCCATATTTATCGCACCAATCACCGTAAGTAGATTTGGAACGTTTGTCAAGTTTATTTGTAGGTCTGGAGAAAATAAATCTTATGTCAAGATCAGGATGTTGTTCTTTAATAAGTAAATGTTTAGCTCGATCACTAGCTATAAATAAACCTTTTGTTTCGATGTAAAAATCATAATCTACTAGATAAAAATCAGGAGTATAATGTTTTACTTTCGGTACAAAAGATAGTCTAGTCTTTTCGTAATCAAATGTCAATCTTTTTTCTTGTAAATCCCTAGCAAAACAAGCTTCTAAATTAGACCTATATCTTATGATTTTATTAGTTTTGTTGATCAAGGTAATAATCTTCTAATACTCTTAGTTTATCATGTGCTGTAGATAATACATTAATTTGCTCATCAATAGTTTCTGTCAATGTAGAATGATCTCCTACACCTACAGGATTTGTAATATATACTTCTATCTTAGCTTTAGCAGTAAGTATCTGTGATTCGTAAATTGCACGTAATGCATGTAATAATGGTGAAGACGTATTCATTGTACTCTCCTCATTGTCTAGATTGTATTTTTTTAGAACTGTACTTGTGTAGCATATCATTCCATTTATGATGTAAACATTGTACTATTTTAGAACCTACCTTATTTGCTACGTTTTCTATCCAGTGGTTTGTTGTAAATATTTCCATAGGTATAAAAACATCATGTCGATTGTTAAGAACATTAAAGACAGTATTGAAATCTTTCTCAAGATTCTCTCTTACCCACTCAAACTCTCTATTTGTGTAGTAGCTCTCTTCATCTACTCCACCAGATTTTTTAACAACGATACCAAGAGAACGGTGATGATCCCTTAGAGAGATGCACAAACGATCTCCACCTTTTCTCTTCTCGTTCTCTAAGTACAGAACGTAGACATTAGGATTTAGTTCTAAGTCTCGTATGTTAAAATTAGTTAGTTGAAGTACTGTCATTTTATTCTTTTACATCAAACGCAAATCTATGAACACCTTTTCCTGCTACACCTTTTGGTAATAATTTTTCTTCTTCATCTTGAAACATAAATTTTCCAGAATGAGAGTAGTAATAAAGTAAACGTACATTCATTTCTTTTTGAACAGGAGTACGATAAAAATTGTAGTAACAATATTGTTCTGTATCATAAGATGTATTTTTTTTCTTTCGATATCTAGTCATTGTTTTTACATCAATAGGGTATATTACACAATTTCCTAACTCTTCACGCACTGCAATAAGATCTATTCCACCTGTTTTAGAAAAATTTTGAAAAACATAAAATCCTTGTTCCATTAACCATGCTGCTGCTTTTAATTCAGCTACATCACCTTTTAAAGCATTTACTGTTCCATGTTCAACATGGTTCATATTATCAAGTGTATACTTAGGAACTTGTCTTTTATCATTCATTATTTTTTTAGAAATATTTTTGTATGTAGGTGCTTTTCTTGGCATAGCATCTTCCTTACAATTCATCATCACTATTCAAATAAGTTTCTTGCATACGTCCTGTTTCTGTATCGTAAAGAAGATCACCTGATGGGCCAGTAATACCTGAAAATCTATTCTTTATTACTCGTGTTATTGTTGTGTTTCTTTCTATACCACAGTCTGCTTGTCCATTACGTTCTAGTCCTATAACAATGTCACTTAGCTGACCTATGCTGTGGCTACCTCTCAAGTCAGATAAACTTACAGTAGCAGAGCCTAACTCATGCGAACCAGTAGAAGGTCTACGTAAATGTGACACCATAAAGAGAGTGATACCAAGCTCTTGCACAACTGTACGTAGCTTGGTAACACAGGCATCGATAGTTCTACGCTCATCCATAGTGTTCTCTTGCGAGGACACCAGTATAGAGATGTGGTCTAATACGATAAACCGACAACCAAGAGCACGAACAAGATACCGAATACGGCTAATAATATTCTCGATTGTATTCGAGCCGAAATGGTCGAAAAAGAAGAATCGAGAAGTTCCCAAAGTCTGATCAAAAGCATCCTTATATTCCTCATCTGTAATTGCTGTAGTAGGTAAATGTAGTAACTTATTTAAATGTAAACTCATTAAACTTTCTGCTGTTGTGCGTACACTCTCTTCCATAAACATCAAACCGATGTTATCTTCTGTATTTTTAAATATATGATAGATTATCTCACGTAAAAAACTACTCTTACCAGTACCAGTACCAGCACACACTGTAACGAGTTCTGATGGACGTATACCATATGTTAGTTTATTGATACCTGCAAAGGGATAATCCACAACAGATTGCATTGGCCCTTCTAGCATCTTATCCCATAAACCATCACCTGCTACGATACCATCTGGTGTATATATTTCTGCGTTCCACCAATCTGATTTAAACTCTTCTATCTCATAGTTCTCTAAATACTCACATGCATCCTTGTAACGCATCCTCATTATACGAGCTTTTGGCGAGAGTAGTTCAGAAGCTTTTTTAGCGTAAAGTTTTCCTGCTTTGTCGTTATCAAAGCAAATAATAATATTATCAAAACTCATAAGATATTCGTAGTTAGCTTCTATATCCTTACACGAACCTGCTGCTCCAGATCGTATACTGACAACAGGCCATTTACAATCAAACATCTGGTGTGTTGCAAGAGCATCTAGTTCACCCTCTACCAGTGTAATGTACTTACCACCACTTTTAAACAAGTGTTGCCCAAATAATCCAACATCCGTTACATCACCTTCTATTCTAAAATTCTTATGAGGTGTTCGTATCTTACTAGCTACGTGTTCTGTATCTGCATTATAATAAGGATAAATATGTTTACCATCATCATCTATCATTACATTGTACTTAGCACACGTAAACTTACTTATGTTTCTATCAGGTATCTCTTTAACTATACCTGTTGTTTTTAGTTGTGGTGTTGATGGCATCTGTTTTGTATCCTCTTCTTCTTCATCTTCTAATTCATCAGGTTTCTTTCCTCGTTCACAAGAAAAACAATATGTGCCATCTGTGTACAGACTAAGTGCGTCACTACTGCCACAGTCAGGACAAGGTTGATGTCTTTTAATAAGATCTCCCATTAACTACCTTATCTCTTCAACTTTAGGTTCACTTACAATCTTAGTAAAATATTTGTAACCACTAGCATATTTAAAAGTTCTTAAACCTTTTCCATCGTTAGCATCTTTCCAACAGTCTACACGATAATCACAGTAATTACAATTATTATTTACAACTCTGTTTCCACTCGTTCCATATTCTTCATCACCATAACACCTATCAGGTGCTGTCTTCTGTTTTATCACTTTCTTTAAATGTTTAATTCTACTCGATGCATTGATTGTCATTAACTCATCAATCTCTAATAATGTAATTGCACCTGTATTCTTGTTGAAAGCTAAAAAAGCTCCTTCTTCTAAATTAAGAGCTTCCATGTAAGAACTAATCTGTCCTAAGTACCCAAAAGGATCATCCTCAAATAGTGTACCATTTTTAAATTTTTTAAAACTGTAGTCCGATGCAGATTTAACATCAACCAACACACCATCTATGATAGCGTCAATGTGTCCTTTGACTCCTTCTAGTTTAACTTCTTTCTGTTGATCCTTTACAACATGTCCAGACTCTTGTGCCAAAAACAACAACAATGCTTCTACTATGTTACCGTAGAAGAAACGCATACGTAATTGTGGTGATATTTTTCTTTTCTTAGTATCATTCATCTCGTACCAGAGTTTACGATCTTCTCTACCTACAGCCGATAATCGTAAATTCTTGCGTTCACCTTCATAAGGTTCAAGAAAACGAGTAACCTCATATTTCATAGTATCTAAAAATAAATTTAAATTATCAGTATCTAATTTGTGTTTACCTGTGTCGATAAGCGTGTGTATATCTTCTACTAACGTAGAAATTTTTTTAATTTTTTTAGTCATGTGTGTGTATGTCCTACGTTAATAAAAATACTAGTAACCCATCCCTCATTACTAGCCAACTTAGTGCTTTATACTAAATCCCCTACCATTGAAAGTGAGCAGTTTTTTAAGTCATACTCAGGACTCAGGAGACAACTTATAATTCGTTCATATCCACATCATCAAGAACAAATCCATCCTCTTCTTCTAGTTCATCTCCACCGCCAGTGTACTCTGTTAAGCTAACAACCATCATAGAGTTTAACGATGCACTGACACCAGATTTACCTTGAAAATTCCATTCATAAGGATTAACGGAAACTTTAACTTTACTTCCGTTACCTACCAACTTATCTGTAGGCCAAGGATTTTTCTTACTATCCATAACTCTTGGTGGACGTACTGTCTTAGCAGTAATGTAAGATTCTTGATCTTCTTTTTTACCTTCACCAATCTTAACAGTTATGCCAACGCCTTCTAATTCTTTTACTGTTTTTTTATCTAACTGGCATATGTCAACTTGATACTTGTTTGACATATCATTAGGCTTAAATACACTTGCCCATTTTGCTGTACCACTTACAATCATACTTATTTCCTTTGTTTTGTGTTTACATTAATGTGTTTCGGCCCAATTAAGACCAACTTTAGCATCAGCGTTAAGAGGTAGCCTTACCCCTAGTATACGCCCTGCTTTCTGCATTGTCAAGTCCGAAGCTGAAATTATTTTGTCAACGTCCTCAACATGCACCTCGAACTGCATCTCATCGTGAATTGTGTTAACGAGATACGCTCTAAGTCCTTCTTGTTTTATGTAGTCATCCATACAGATAGACCATTGTTTACAAGTGATAGCACCTGCTCCTTGCAACAATGTGTTTAAGGAAGCATGTTGATGACGTACTAGTATACGTCTACCATCTAGACCTTCAATGCTTCCTACTTCTGACAGACGCTGTACCTTATTAATTAATCTAGCCAATGACGGCATATTCT